ACCTGCGCTGCGGCGGTGCATTCAGCAACCTTCGGAGCGGCGGTCGTCTGCGAGAGCGAGAACTTCATGTCCCCGCTCATCGCCTTCGCCATCAGTCCGAAATTATCGTTCAGCGCGGCGTTCTCAAGAGTTCTGAATTCCATACTCATACCCCGTCACCAACCTTACGCCGTCACGCCGTGCTCGTAACGCACAACGCGGCTATCGTCGAGGATCAAACCCGCCCACATGGTCTTCCACAACCCTGTTACTTTCGGAGTCTGGGCATTACTCCTACTGACCGGGCAACTGCCCGGCGGAGGAACCTCTTCGGATTCCCCTCTGCATGTCTCCATGCAGTTCAGACTGTCGCTTCACTCTTTCGAGCGTCCTCTCACTCAGTCGTTGCAGCCGGTATTGGCTTTCGCCAAGGAACCTTGCTGTGGGTTGCCCTCGTCTACGTTAGGGGATTCCCAATTGATCAGAGAGGATTTAACGTAAGCCGGAATGCGCTTTAACTGATTAAAACGCTAAAGCAACCTACGGTCGATCTCTGGTTCAGCGGGTCGCTGGTATCCATCGTATCCTTCGCGCCCTTCGCCTTGATGATGATCCCGCTGTTCCCCTTGTTCAGAGGAACCTCCGCGAACGCGCCCTCGCCGAAGATGATGGTCTGGTACACGTCCACCTTGGAACCATTCACGCTCGCCTGGATGCCGGAACTCGGCGCGTCGCCCGCGGCGTACACAATGGGAGCGTTGCTGGTGAGAATGAACCGGATCCCCGCGAGCGTCCCGACCTCGCCCTCGAACACGCCCCTGCTGCTCGAATACTTATGCACCGGCACGAACCCGCCGGTCGCCTCCAGTTCCTCCAGGTCGGTGATCATGTCCGTGTGTCCGATGGCGATGTACGCGGCGGGCACGGGCTGCGTCGCAATCCCGGTGCTCGGGTCGATCATCTTGGTGATCATCGGCACGTCGTTGGAGCGCAGGAACCGGTGAATCTTCTGGAAGTCGGCCTTCTGAATCTTATCCTTGATCGTCTCCCTGGACGTCTTGCTGTTGGCCCACACCTCGTTCGTCCCCTGCATCAGCTCGTTGCGGAGCACCGTGTCGAGCGTAAGCCCCTGCTGCCTGCCGAGCTTCTCGGCGGCGATGGTGATCTCCGGGTCGAAGCCAGTCATCGTCGTCACGTCGGAAATGCCGACCCAATCGCCGTACTGGCGAAGAGTCGCCGTGATCTCGCTCTTGAGAATCTTGCTGCCGACCGGGGTAATGGCCTCGCCAAGTTCGGTCGTCGCCGCCGAAAGATCGGCGTAGCGGGCGAAGTTGATCGTCTTGCCGCTCTTGTCCTTCATCGGGAACTTCTCACCGAACTGCGCGTAGGTGAGAAGAGAACGCGATGTCGTCAGGAGGGTCTTCTCATAAAACGTCAGTGCCGCTCTGGAAAAATCAGCCGCCTTCATATACTGTGTGCTCAAGTAGTATCACTCCCTGATAAAATTTGAGCGGGTACTCGCCTCATCTGGCGCCACCCGCTTTCACTCGTTCCAAAAGTTCCTTGAACTTCGCGTCCTCCATGTCCTCGATCACCTTCACGTAATCGCGCGAACCCTTCGACGGGCGTGCCCGTCCGGACGCCGCTTCGGCGTGCGGGGCGCGGGGCTGCGGACTTCTCGGCGTCTCGACCGGAGCGGACGGAGCAACCGCAGGAAGCGGCGCTGTCTGCACCGGAGCCATCATCGACGCCACCTTCTTGCGCGCGCTGTCGTACAGCCATGCGAATGTCTTCGGATCGCTGTCTGCTGCCTGAAGCACAGTCGGCGGAATCTGCCCGGCCTCTATCGACTGCCGGATGAAATGCGCCGTCTGGTTGAAGAGCGGGTCTGCGCGCGCCGCGTCGAGAATCTTTTCCCGGCGGCGTACCTCTTCAAGCGTTGCGTTCTCGGTTTTGAATATCTCCGACGCTTTCGCACCGGCGATACGCTCCGCCTCCGAACGCACGAGATTCGGAATCTCCTCCTTGAAGACGCGCTGCGTCCACTCCTCGTAGGTTTCATCCTCCCGCATGGGGGGTATTTCGATCTTCTTCTCCGGCTCCGCGACGGGAGCGGCCTTCTCTTCCTTCTTCGCGGGCTGTCCTCCGCGAATCCGGTTCAAAAGCTCCTCCTGCAAATCCGGGTTGGATTCGAGAGCCTTCAGAACGTGCCGGTACGGCGCGAGCGCCTGCATCTGCTGCGTGTAGTGCAATCCCTTCTGCGCCAGCGTCACCGCGTCGTTGTAGTCGTGGATGGCGATTTCCTGACCGTCCACCTTCAACTTCATCAACGGCTGCTTCTGCGCCACGGGGGGCGTCTCAACAGACTGCGACTGTCCCGGCGTCTGAAGCGGCGTTTCTTCCACATCCGGAACCTTCTCCGACTCCGGTTGCTCATCCCGCTCTTCGCCGAAAAACTCATCCAATGCCGACTCATCTTCCTCCGACGCGTCCTCGTCTCCGCGAGCGCGTGCGGCCATCGACTGGTAGTATTCCTCCCTCGACTTTTCGAACTCGCCGGTATCGCTTTCGTTCTCCTGCGCCAGTACCTGATCCAGTTCTTTCTCCACGGTAGTGCCTCCTTGTTTTGTGCTCCCGGAAACCGGCGGATACCCCCGAACGCGGGCGGCCCCCTCTCCGGGTTGGCCAATAAAAAAGGGCTCCGAAGCCATCGCTCCGAAGCCCTCTCATCTATGAAAAAAGACGGGCTATCCCGTCTCTTCTTTGTTGATCTCGTTAAAATCCACCGGATTCATTCGCGGGGGATGTGTCGATCACTGCTTCCGCTCCATCAGCTCTCTGACTTCATCGCGGGTTTCGCTGATCCATCGGACGAACTCCCGCACCCCCTGCGCCCTCGCGAGAGAGTACTTCGTCATATCGTCGCCGGACGGCGAACTCAACAGCGCGGCGTACTTCACATCGAGATACACGGCTGCAAGCTCGTGCAGCGCATCAACCCCGAGCCTCGACACGACGTCGAGAAACTCCACCGGGTCGAGTTTGCTGTCTCCGGGAAGGCTCCGGTGCATCATACCGGCGCACCACCCTGTGCCGGTACAGGCCCCTGTGCCGGGGGTTGTTCCCCTTGTGCCGGGGGACCGCCCGGAGGAGCCGCCTGCGCCTGTTGCGCCTGTGCCTGCTGCACCTGCTGCGCTATCTGCGGCACCGCGTTCGCGATGCTCGGGTGCTGCAAGATCATCTGCATCATCTGCATCTGCTGCTGCATCTGCTGCATCTGCTGCGTCATCTGCCCCATCACGTTCGGATTCGTCATCAACTGGCTGTGATCCTTGAAGCCCCATCCCTCAAGCAACTTCACCATGATGGCGTAGATGTTGTCCGGCGTCATAACCTGCGCCTGCGCCAAACCCGGAGCCATCTGGATAAGCTGAATCATCTGCTGCTGCACGACCTCCTGCTTGCTCGCCGAAATGCCGACGGACACCAGAATGTCGAACTGCCCCGACACGTCGTCCTTGTTGATCACGATAGGCTCCCCGTACAGCCGCACGACGAACTCGTCGCGCACGAACTGTCGGTTCAACGAAAGCGCCTTGACGAAGAGGCTCCTCACACCCGTTTCGGCGAAAAGCCTTGCAATCAGCTCGATGCGCTGCTGCGAAGCCCCCATCAAGGCTGTGATCCCCGTGGCCGTATTCGCCGTCACCGTCATTTTTTGACCGCAACAATACAACTCGTCATCAGCTTCAACAGAAAGACACCGCATTGGTTCGACAGGAATTTCTCTTATCGAAACAATCCGCTGCTTCTCCCAAAACTTCTCCCGGGTTCTCCATCGCGCGACCTTTGCGGGAAGTGTCACGGGGCAGAACGGCGTAGCAAAAACAACATGCGCAGCCGGTTTCGCATTCGGGAACTTGTGTCCGCACGTCTCTCTCCAATTCACGCCAGCCTTGCACCCGAATGTTTCGATGAGCTTGACAAAGCTCTCAACCAGCGCCGGTTCAGAACTGCAAAAAATAGAATCCCCGTTCTTGCTGATGTGTCCGTCCGTATCCATCAGGCCGCGCAACAGCGCAAGACGCTGTTCAAAACTCCCGCGAAGATATATTTCGGGAATGTGCTTCACGTTATATTTCGTATCTTCGTATCTTGAATCCTTCAAACACCCCAAGTCTTTGAGCATTTTACGGAACGGTGTGTTTACCACCTGATATGTAATAGCTTTCCCGCTGTGCTGCTGCGAGCATTTTTCCACGCCGCCCTTATAGAACCCCTTTGCCCACTTTTCGAATGCGTCGAGAATCTCCGCATCCTGCGTCGTGAATCTATTCGTATGCGAATTGCCGTCTCCAAGCCATGCGCCAAACACATACGGGTCCATCGGCAACTCTTTTTCAGTGAAATCGGGAGACTGCACGCGCGGCACATAGACATGATGTCCGGACTGCATAAGATCGAATATGCGCTCCGCAGGGAGTTTCTCCCAATCAGGAGACATGTTCTGATATTTCTTGCCGCACACCTTCACGGCCCACCTATGCTCTCCACCCGACCTGATAACATCCCCAGTCTGAAACACTATTTCGAATGCACGTTCCGGTACCTGCACCGGGTGCGCCTTGATAACTTTTGTCCCCTTACCGTTGGACCCGACAACAACGTCCCCTTCAACAATATCTTTATTCAATTTCACGGACCCATCTATCAGGGGAATAAGCGTATCTAAAGCGAGCATCTTATTCAAACTACGACTATCAAGCCCCTGATTATAACGGGTTATTCCGGTACGCTGCTCCAACTGCGTCTGCTCGAACTCCAGCGCCATGAATCCGGCCTGCTGCAACGGAGGAGGCGTCAGCGGACGCACGGCCCCCGGCACGTCTGTACGGACGACGCCGCCCGGACGCGGGTTCACCAGCGATTCCATCTCCACTCCCGCCCCGCGCTGCACCTCCCACATCCCGTTGTTCTGCCACGAGATGTTGTCGAGAATCTGTCTGCGGAGGCTCGTCTTCGTCTCCTGGAACTCCTTCACCATGTCGGCGAAGCCGATCCCCTCGAACTTATGCACGTCGAGAACAGGACGAAGCACCTCGAACGGCGGTTCCCCGTGGTCGTAGGGGTTCCGCTCAAGACGAATCACAACGTCGTTCGCCACGGTGATGACGTGCGGCGTCAGCCGTCCGCTTCCGTCGGAATCGAACAGCCCCCACCACTCGTACAGCTCCAGCGGACGACGCTTGTCCGCGTCCTCGATGTTCTCCGTCATCGTCCACGGGTTCGTCCTGTCGTTCTCCGCGTTCCGGAAGCCCTTCTCCCTGTCGCTCCTGTCGCCGTCGCGCTGCGTGTTCCCCTTCTCGATGGCCTCTTCGACGTTGAAGTACACACCCTCCGACTCCATTCGCCGCAGGTAGTCGGGCGTCCGGAAAACTCTATGGATAACGAAGCGTGCGTTCCGCAGCTCTTCCGCTTCGGGATCGTATAGGAAATCTTCCGGCGGGATCACCTCGTACACCGGCCCCGAATAGTCGAGAATCGCCC